AGAGCCTAGCACTAATGAATGGGAAGTCGGGCTAGGTACATGGACAGAAGGTTCATCGCTCCTAGCTCGTACTACCGTATTAGCAAGTTCTAACTCAGGAAGTGCCGTTAGTCTTACAGCACAGTCTGAGGTTTTCATTACACAGCCTGCTACTAAAGCTGCATTCTTTAATGCTGCAGGTGATCTTGAGCTTAATCGTGACCCTCAGAGTGCATTACACGCAGCTACAAAGCAGTACGTTGACACTATCGCTGCTGCAGGTATTCACTATCATGATCCAGTACGTGTAGAATCACCAACTAACCTAAACGCTACGTATGACAATGGTACATCTGGCGTAGGTGCTACACTTACTAATGCAGGTACACAAGCAGCTATTACTATTGATGGCGTAGCTCTTAGCTCTGCAGATCGTGTACTTATTTATAACCAAACTAATGCTGCACACAATGGTATTTATACTGTTACTACTGTAGGTGATGGCTCTACTAACTGGGTACTTACTCGTTCTACAGATGCTGACTCTTATGGTGTATCAGACCCTAATGCGTTTGGTGAAGGTGACGCATTCTTCGTTAAAGAAGGTGACACAGGTGCAGGTGAACTCTATGTGATGAACACAAGTGGTACGATTACATTCGGTACTACTAACATTACTTTCTCTGTAATCGCTGAGACTGCTGTATACAGTGCAGGTAACGGTGTAACACTCACAGGTACTACATTCTCTGCTGATGCAGGTACAGGCGTTACTGTAGATGGCTCTGGCATTAACATTGGTCAGGCTGTAGAAACAAACTCTGATGTAACATTTAACACAGTTGCTGCTGATCTTACAGGTAGCGTAACAGGTAATGTCACTGGTAATGTGACAGGTAACGCTGGTACAGCTACAGCACTGCAGACAGCACGTAACATTGGTGGTGTATCATTTGATGGTACAGCAAGTATTAACCTTCCCGGTGTTAACACTGCAGGTAACCAAGATACAACAGGCAATGCAGCTACTGCAACTGCTTGGGAAACAGGACGTACTATTAGTTTGACAGGTGATGTCACTGGTAGCGTTACAGGTGTAGATGGTACAGGTAATGCTTCTATTGCAACTACCATTGCTGCTAACTCTGTGGCACTTGGTACTGACACTACAGGTGATTACGTATCTACCGTTACATCAGGTAACTACCTTACAGGCGGTACTACAGGTGAGGGTTCTACACCTACACTTAACGTAGATGCTACACCAACTAACACAGCATCTAAAGTTGTAGCACGTGATGCATCAGGTAACTTTAGTGCTGGTACTATTACTGCCGCACTAAGTGGTAATGCTTCTACTGCATCTACACTGGCTACAGCACGTAATATTGCTGTATCAGGTGCAGTAACTGGTAACGCTAACTTTGATGGTTCAGGTAATATCAGCATCAGCACTACTGCTACATCTGATCCGACTATTACTTTGACAGGTGCGGTTACTGGTTCAGGCACAATGACCAATCTTGGTAACGTGTCTATTGCAACAACTGCAACTGCTGATCCTACACTGACGCTTAACGGTGATGTGTCAGGCTCTGCTACCTTTACTAACTTGGGTAATGCTACTCTTACTGTTACTGTAGCAGACGATAGCCACAACCACGTTATCAGCAACATTGATGGATTGCAGACTGCTTTAGACGGTAAACTAGGCTCTACAGCAAAAGCTGCTGACAGTAACTTGTTAGATGGCATTGATAGTAGCAATTTTTTGCGTAGTAATACAAGTGATACGTTTACAGGAACACTGACACTTACTGGTAGTATGAATGCAAGTGGCATTGTAAATGCTGAAAGTTTACAAGAAGACTACGATGCATTGTCTGGTACTTCACCTGCTCCTGATGCAGATAACGCAGGTGCATTTAGCCTCACAATGACAGGTAATACTACTTTTACATTTGGAAGTGTTACATCAGGTCGTTCAGTTGGTTTTATTCTACAACTAACAGGCAACGGCTCAACAGTCACATGGCCTAGCTCAGTAAAGTGGGCAGGTGGTACAGCCCCAGATGCTCCTGCAAGTGGTGAAACTGATGTGTTGGTTTTCCATACACGTGATGGTGGTACAAACTGGTACGGTGTACTCTCAAGTGATGCTGCTGCATAAGGAGTAAAGCATGGCCTACTCAACTAATCCTTTCTCAGTAGCTACCTTTGGTGAAAGCTATGAACAGGCCAATGCTTCCTTTAGCCTTACAGGTGTAGCAGGTACAGGTGTAATCAATGGTGCAGGAGTTAGCGTTAGCTCACGTACTACTATTATCCTTACGGGTGTACAAGCTAACGGTGCAGCAGGTAGTGCAACAGCGGCAGCAGAAGCAGTAGTTGCACCAACGGGTGTAACAGGTACAGGTGCAGCAGACGATGGCCTAACATTTATCTTAGGCGTTGGTACTACACCTACTATTACTGGTGTATCTGCTACAGGTAATATAACTAGCTCTAACTCATTCTCAACATTTACAGCAGAGGGTGATGCACAACTTTCTACAGCACAACAAAAGTTTGGCACTGCATCATTACTGTTAGATGGAACAGATGATTATGTAGAGTCTGATAGTAACATTGATTTAAGTTCAGGTGATTTCACAGTAGATATGTGGATTAGACCTGACAACGTTACAGGTTACAAAGGACTATTTCAGTCTGGTACAAGTTCTCTATTAAGTGTTTATTTAATCGGAGATCAAGTCCAAGGTACTGTTGCAGGATCAACGACTCTCTTTATTTCTGATACCAGAGTTTCTGCAAATGTCTGGACTATGATTACGGTTGAACGTGAAGGAAACGTTCATAGACTGTACATTAACGGAACATTAGAGGAATCAAGTTCTACTGCTAACCGCTCAGACAATGGTACTTTTACTGTAGGTAAAAATAACTTTGGTGATTTTGATGGTTACATTGACGAAGTAAGACTTTCTGATGTAGCACAATATACTGGAACAGGCTTTACTCCACCTACCTCTGCCTTTGCAGTAGATGATGACACGTTAGCACTATTACATTTTGATGGTACAAATGCCTCTACAGACATTGTAAATGCAGCTAACCTTGCTTACCTTACTGTTGATGCAGGGTTTGGTCCAACTATCCAACCTACAGGGTTTGGCTTAGAGATTATCACTGACTCACTTCTAGTAGATGGTGACGAAGTTGTAGTTGAGTCAGATGCTAACATCAGTCTAGCAGATAAAGGTGTAGCAGGTACAGTATTAGGAAATACTGTTACAACAGATTGCCAAGCTGTAGTAATACCAACAGGCGTACAGGGTACATTTACTGTAGGTAATGAAACAATTGATACGGTACAGTTTGACTATGAGTCAATCAAAGATGACTATAGTAGACAACGTACAGTTTATATATCTGCCGCATCTTCTAATACAAACACGTCCTATGTACGTGCAGCATAATAGGAACACAGAATGTCATTAAAATGGCCCAATAAAGACCCAGATGAATTAACCGATTACAGTATTGATTGGTCTCGTTTTATTGCGCCAGCAACCATTAACTCCGTTACATGGTATGTAGATGATGCAGATGGAACTAAAACTGAACTAGTTGCAAGTGGTCCTATTGTTTATGGTATTCAATTAGTGTCAGCTACAAGTACAAATACAACAGCAACTGCACGTATGGGGCTTGGTACAGATAACATTAAATATAAACTATATTGTAACATTACTACCTCTGATGGTTTAATATTTGAACGTACTGTATTCCTACGTGTGAGGGAAAAATAATGGCATATAACTTTCTTGGACTTGTGAATGAAGTAAACCGTAGGCTCAATGAAGTAGAGCTTACAAGTTCTAACTTTGCTACAGCTACAGGTTATTACAATACAGCTAAAGATGCAGTTAATTCCGCTATTCGCCATATCAATCACGAAGAGTTTGGTTGGCCTTGGAATCATGTAGAAGAAGAAGATATACTAACTGCAGGTGTCACACGCTATGGTTATCCTTATGATGCTAAAACAATTGACATGAATAGCTTTAGGATTAAACGTAATAGTAGCTTAAATATCACAACTACTAAATTACAAAGCATGACCTATCAAGAATACCTTGACAAGTATTCTGACTATGAGTACAATAATACTACAAGTATTCGTGGTAAGCCAAACTATGTAACTAGAACACCTAGTCAAGAATTTATTATATTCCCTACACCTGATAAAGCATATGAATTAGTTTATGAATACTATCGTAATCCTGTAGAGTTAGAATTACAAGATGATGTACCTACTGTACCACAAGAATTTAAACATGTGATTACTGAAGGTGCTATGTATTACGCTTATCAATTTAGAGGAGATAATCAATCTGCTCAATTGTCACAACAAAAGTTTGAACAGAGTATTAAGTATATGCGTAGTCTACATATAAATACGTATGACTATGTACGTTCTACAGTAAGGTACAGCAGCCCAAATACATTTGGTTTATTGAAAGTATAAACGTATGACTACAGCTTGGTCCACATTTCCTGTACAATTTACGGGTGGGTTGGTTACTAACATTAGCCCCTTGCAACAAGGTATTAACGCTGTAGGTTCTGCATTTATTTTGCAGAACTTTGAGCCTTCACTTGATGGTGGATATCGTAAAGTAGCAGGGTATACTAAACTAGATGACGCACAACTAACTGGTAGTGGTGTAACACAAGCCCTTGCTGTTGTTGAAAATGCGGATGAAGAAAGATTTATTGCTGCACGTAGTGGTGTATATTATTTAATTAATACAACAGACGCTACACCTGCATGGTCTTCACTTATAACTGCTAGTGATGTAAGCTTTACAAAAGCACGTCATGTAAGCTATAACTTTAACAACGCATTAAAGATTGTGTTTGTTGACGGTATAAACTACCCTGCATATTATACTGATAGTACACAAGCTATGACGTATATTACCAATAGTGGCACAGGTAATACTGCGGTTGAGGGTGCAAGCACTGTAGAACTGTTTAAAAGTACGTTGTTCTTTGGTGTAGGTACTGAGCTTGTATTTACTGCGCCCTATGCAGACACAGACTTTGATCCTGCTAATGGCGCAGGTAGTATTGGTCTTAACTCTGATATCACAGGTCTTAAAGTTTATCGTGACTCTTTAATAGTATTTTGTCGTGATAAGATTATGCGGTTAACTGGCAACAGCGCAGCTGACTTTACCCTTAGTTCAATTACCGAAGACCTTGGTTGTTTAAGTGCTGACACAATTCAAGAAGTTGGTTCTGATATTATGTTCCTTGGTCCAGATGGACTACGTACATTAAGCTCAACAGAACGGATTGGTGACTTTGGTATTGATGTAGCATCCAAGAACATACGTCCTACTGTAATTGAACTACAAGGTTACGCACAAAACTTTTCAAGTACAGTTATTCGTGGTAAAGCACAGTATCGTATGTTTGGTTATGTGGGCGGTGAAAAGGTTGGTATTGCTAAAGGTGTACTAGGTACTAAGTTTATTGACCAAGGTGGTACAGGCTTTCAGTGGGCTGAAACAAAAGGCTATAAAGTATACATTGCTGATTCACAGTATATTGGCGATAATGAGTATGTAGTGTTTTCTAACAATGACGGTTATATATATCGTATGGAAAGCGGCACATCACGTGATGGAGATAATGTTGTAGCTATTTACGAATCGCCCTTTATGCCTGTCACAGACCCACAGAAACGTAAAACATTTTATAAACTAGATTTGTATATTAAACCTTTTGGTGCCATTAACATTGACTGCAATGTTCGTTATAACCAAAATGACAGAAACAAAATACAACCTGCTACATTTTCATTAGTCTCTGATGCAGGTGGTGGTGGTTTCTACGGTAATAATACAGCTATCTTTGGCTCAACATCATTTGGTGAACCTCGTACACAGTCTTTTAATAATAACATTATAGGTTCAGGTAATACAGTAGCACTAAGAATAGAAGATGATAGTTCTAATTCAGCATTTTTGTTAGATACAGCAATACTTGAATTTGCTGAAAACAATAGGAAGTAAGGAAAACTCATGGGTACAGGTTATGTAAGGGCAGACACAGCTAATAACATTTCTAATGGTAATGTTATTGATGCTGATGACCTAGACAATGAATTTAACGCTGTTGAATCAGCCTTTAATGCTAGTACAGGCCATACGCATGACGGTACTACATCTGAAGGTGCGCCTATTACAGTCATTGGACCATCACAGGATGTGGTTGCTACAGCCTCTGTACTGCGTCCTAAGACAACTAACACTGTAGACCTTGGTACATCTAGTCTGAAATACAAAGATGCTTATCTAGCAGGTGATCTTAACCTAGATGGTTCTATTACATCTTCAGGTGCAGTTAGTTTAGGCTCAACTGCTATTACAGGTACATTATCTGTATCAACTAACACAACACTAACTGGCACTCTTGCAGTTAATGGTAACACAACACTTGGTGATGCAGCTTCAGATACGGTGACAGT